TTAAGTCTACAGTTACTAGACAAATGCTAGATAACTTATATTTAACTAACAACTATCGTGTAGGAGCAGTAGAGGGACAGGTTAATCTTGATGACTTACTCACATCTACAGCAGGTGGTGTTATTCGTATTAAGAACCCTAATGCGTTAGTACCTATGACAGTACAATCTAGTGCAGCACAATCATTTCCTATGCTGGAATACCTAGATGGTATTCAAGCAAAACGAAGTGGTGTATCAGATGCACAACAAGGTCTTGATCCCAATCTTTTACAAAATGTGACAGCGACAGCAGTAAGTGCTATGACATCTGCATCACAAGGTAAGTTAGAGTTAATAGCTCGTATATTTGCAGACACAGGTGTTAGCTCATTATTTAAAGGTATTATAGCATTAGTCTGTAAATATCAAGACAAAGAAAGAATTGTTAAAATTAATAACTCATTTGTTCCTATGAATCCTAGAGAATGGGACACAGAATACAATCTAACAGTTAATGTAGGTTTAGGTACAGGTGGTAAGCAGGAACAACTAGCAACTATGCAAATGATTCTTGCTAAACAAGAAGAAGTAATTAAAGGATATGGATTAAATAATCCTTTAGTTAATATTAAACAATACAGAGATACATTAGCCAAGTTTGTTAATATGGCTGGGTTTAAAGATGATAGTCAGTTCTTAATGGAAATATCAGAAGAACAAGCTATGCAAATGGCACAACAAGCTGCTCAAGCTCCTAAAGAAGAAGATAGTAATACTAAAGCAGCAGCTATACTTGCAGAAGTAGAAAGAGAAAAAGCACAAATGAAAATGCAATCTGATATGGCTAAACTAGAACTAGAAAAACAAAAGGCAGAACTTAAAGCTCAAAAAGAAATGTTAGAAATTCAAGAAGATAGAGTTCAGTTTGAAAAAGAAATGGCATTAAAAGAATTAGAGTTTGCACAAAAAGCACAAAGCGAACAAGACAAAGCAGTTATGGATTCTTTAGAAAAAATACAAAATATGGCAACACCTAAATAATGAATAAATCAGAAGCATTTAGAAACTTACTACAAAGTCAGGAACTACTAGACGAAGTAGATGCAATGAAAAAAGAATTAACAGACCTAATTATTAACTCTGATGATGATGAATCAAGTGTAAGAGAAGCAGCTTATGTCAGAATCAGGACTATTAACGAACTTATGTCTCGTTTTGAATCTATCGCAAAAGATGATGAGATTAAAGACAAGGCATGGAAAATAATATAGGCATTTAGCCTGTATGGGAAAGCCACACCGAGATGGCATAAGGAAATAAAATGAGTGATGACACCATGACTTCCGATACAACGGAAAGTGGAAATCTAACAGTAACAGATGCAGCTTCAGCTATTGAAGGTATGTTATCTGCACCAGAGGACTCCACACAGGAACAACCAGAAGTTGTAGAAGAACAAACCGAAGAAGTAGAAGAAGTAGAGGAAACTGAAGAAGAAACTGAACCAGAGGTGGAAGAAGAAGTAGAAGCCGAAGCCGAAGAAGAAGTTGAAGCTGAAGAAGAATCCGAAGTTGAAGAACCTGAAGTAGTTGAGGAAGAACAAACTTTCACCATTAAAGCAGCAGGTGAAGAAAAAGAAGTTACCCTTGATGAGCTAAAGAAATCTTATCAACTCGGCTCTGATTATACTAAAAAGACTCAAGAAGTAGCCGAACAGCGTAAAGTCATTGAGCAGGAAGCTAAAGCTATTATTGAAGCTAGAAAAGTTAGAGATGATTACTCATCAAAGCTACAAGCAATAGAACAATTCTTAAATGGACAAAATGACAATCCAGCAGAATTAGTAGCAATGAAAGAGAACGACCCAGTAGGATATGCAGTTAAGGTCGCAGAAATGACCGAAAAAAAAGAACAATTACAAACTATACAAGCTGAAAGAGCTCGTCTTGCTCAAGAGCAACAAACGGAATCTCAAGCACAAATGCAAAAGTTTGTAGAACAGGAACAAATTAAACTAGCAGAATCCTTACCAGAGTTTTCAGACAAAACGAAAGGCGAACAAGTCAGAAACGACATTCGTAGCTACGGAAAAAAGGCTGGTTTCACAGACGAGGAATTATCTCAAGTCTATGACTCTCGCCATGTATTGGTATTACATAAAGCAGCACAGTACGACAAATTAATGGCAGGTAAAGCTGGTGTTAAGAAAAAAGTCGCTAAAGCACCAAAGACTGTAAAGTCTGGAGCTAAAGTAAAGCAGAATGTAACCGATATACAGAAAAAACAAATGAAACGGCTACAGCAAACTGGTTCAGCCAGAGATGCAGCAGCTATTTTTGAAAACTTTATTTAAGGAAAAACAATGGCAGAATTTAGAACTTATACAGCGATTGGTCAAAGAGAAGATTTAAGCAATACTATCTTCAACATTGCACCAACAGAAACACCAGTAGTTTCATCTATTGGTAAAACAAAAGCAACAGCAACATACCACGAATGGCAAACTGATACATTAGCAGCAGCTAGTGCAGGTGGTCTTGTAGAGGGTGCTGATGCTTCAGGTGCTTCTGATACTCCTACAGTTCGTGTAGGTAACAGAACACAAATTCAAGGTAAAACAGTACATATTTCTGGTACTCTTGATGCAGTTGATAAAGCAGGTCGTAAGACAGAAACAGCTTATCAATTAGCTAAAGCAGGACAAGAGCTAAAACGAGATATGGAAAAAACCATTCTTGGTAATGTAGCTCAAAGTGCAGGTAATGCTTCAACAGCAAGATTACTTGGTTCTATCCAAACATGGTTATTAACTAACTATGTCACAGAAGCTACAGCAGGTTCTCCAGCAGGTCCTGTAGGTGGTAACGGAACTGCTACTCGTACTAAAGGAACTCCTTTAGCTTTTGGCGAAGATAAACTAAAAGAATGTGTTAAAAAAGTTTTTGAACAAGGTGGTAACCCAACTTTATTGGTTGTTCCACCTACACAAAAACAAGCAGTATCAGGATTTGCAGGTATTGCAGCACAGCGTTACATGGCTCCATCAGATAAGCAAACTACTATTGTAGGTGCTGCTGATGTTTATATGTCAGACTTTGGTACTTTATCTGTTGTACCTGACAGATTTATGACTCCAGACACAGGAGCTGGTACAGGTGAACAAGCTCTAGTGCTTGACCCAACTATGGCATCTATTGCTACACTACGACCATTTGAGTCAAATCTTTTGGCTAAATCTGGTGATAGTGAGAAACATCAAATGCTTACAGAGTACACTCTGCAAGTATCTAACGAGAAAGCACATGGTATCGTTGCTGACTTATTAGTAGCTTAATACTAATTGATATATGCCCACTTCGGTGGGCAGTATCATAAGGATTGATATGGGAAAATATAACGACCAATTAAAAAACAAACAATTTAGAAAAGCAAAAAAACACGACACAGACAATGGTTCTGTTATAGAGGTTGCACAAGATGTAACTGATATTGTAGAAAAAAACAAACAAGAATATAACCAAGCTAGTACATCTTGGGGTAATGAGATATTTGATAATAAGATAGCATCCATTCCTATGACTGTTATTGATAAATTAAACCAAAAAGGCATCATGAGAGGATTTCATGTATTAGACCAAAAGAAGTTTAAAGAATGGTTAAACGACCCAGACAATAGATTTTTTAGAACAAAACAGGGCAGAATCTAAATGGCATTTTTTACAGATTACACAACGCTACAAGCGACTATAGCTGATTATTTAGCTCGTTCTGATTTAACAACCCAGATACCAGAGTTTATAAGATTAGCTGAAGATAGACTTGTCAGAGACTTACGCATAAGACAATTAATTAAAGTTGCTGTTGCATCTACTACAGCAGGTGATGCTACTGTATCTTTGCCTTCTGATTTTGTAGCTATGAAAGATTTACACTTACAAGGTAATCCACCACAGACAATTAAGTTTTTGTCTACAAGTAATTTCTTTAGAAATGCTCATTCATCTACTTCTGGATTACCTAATCGCTATACACTATTGGGTGCAGAGTTTCAATTTGCTCCAATTCCTGATGGTGTTTACACGCTTCAAATGGTTTACTTTCATCAACCAGATTATTTAAGCGATACTAATTCATCTAACCTTTGGTTAGCTAACACACCTGATTTATTACTTTACGCAGCACTAGGTGAAGCTGAACCATATTTGATGAATGATGAAAGACTTGCAACATGGGCAAGTATGTATGATAGAGGAGTTACAGCTTTACGCAAAAGTGATGACGAATCTGAATACCCTGCTCAACCACTTACTATAACTAACTCAACGAGGTAAATTATTATGGCTGAAATGTCGGATTATTTAGAAGTCAAACTTCTTAACTTAACACTTAATGGAACTGCTTTTACAGCAGTAAACAATCCATATGTATCATTACACACAGCAAACCCAACAGATGCTGGAACTGGAACAGAAGTTTCTGGTGGCTCTTACGCTAGGACTGCTTCTTCTTTTGCTACTGCTTCAGGCACATCAGGTTTGGTTGCTTCAGATGCAGATATAACTTTTCCAACAGCTACAGGTACATGGGGTGTAGTTGGATGGATAGGATTATGGGATGCTTCTACTGGTGGCAATATGTTATATCACACAGCACTAGATGCTACTAAAACTGTTGATGCAGGTGATATATTTAAAATAACTACAGGCAATTTAACTGTAGCATTAGCATAAGGATAAATCATGGCTCTTATTGTAAAAGATAGAGTAAAAGAAACCACTACGACAACAGGTACAGGCACAGTCACATTAGCTGGAGCAAGTGCAGGTTTTCAATCTTTTGCTGCTATAGGTAATGCAAATACAACTTACTACGCTATTAAAAGTGGTAACAATTACGAAGTAGGTTTGGGAACTTATACAGCTTCAGGCACAACTTTGTCTAGGGATACTGTATTAGAATCTAGCAATAGTGGCAGTAAAATTACTTTAGCTGGTACAAGTGATGTCTTTTGTACTTATCCTGCTGAAAAAGCTGTAGTTCAAGATAGTACCAATACAGGTAACGCACCACAATTAGGTGCAACCAATGGTATGTTTATAAATAATTCAACAATAGGAACTAACTACACAGTGCCTACAGGTTACAACGCAATGTCAGTATCACCTGTAACTGTTGCTAGTGGAATAACAGTCACTGTTCCTACTGGACAAAGATGGGTGGTATTATAATATGGCTACAATAATTAATGCAGATACAAGTAACGGATTAAAGCTAACTTCTGATACAAGTGGTGATTTAGAACTGCAATCAGGTGGTACTACAAAAGCTAAAATAACATCTAGTGGATTACAAAATGCAAGTGGTAGTGCTATTACTTCACAAGCAGGTAAAAATAAAATTATTAATGGTGATATGAGGATTGACCAAAGAAATGGTGGTGCTAGTGTAACTCCAACAGCAGGGACATATACATTAGATAGATATAGAGCTTATCAAAATGCAGCTGGAAAATTTACACTTCAACAATCATCAACTGCACCTGTTGGGTTTTCAAATTCAGTTGCAATTACATCTACCTCTGCACATACAGTAGCAGCAGGTGAATTATTTTTATTTATGCAATATATTGAAGGTTATAATGTAGCAGATTTAGAGTATGGAACTTCAGATGCACAAACAATAACTATATCTTTTTGGATTCGTAGTTCATTAACAGGAACATTTGGTGGTGCATTACTTAATGGTGCAGAAGATAGAAACTATCCATTTACTTATACTATATCTAGTGCTGACACATGGGAAAAAAAATCTGTAACTATTGCAGGTGATACTACAGGTACTTGGTTAAAAACTAATGGTCTAGGACTTCAAGTTAATTTTTCACTTGGAATGGGAAGCACTTATAGTGGAACAGCAGGTGCGTGGGCAAGTGGTGCTAAATTTAGTGCTACAGGAGCAACATCAGTAGTATCTACTAGTGGTGCAACATGGTATATGACAGGACTTCAAGTGGAAAAAGGCACAACTGCAACACCATTTGAAAACTTACAATATGGACAGCAGTTGGCTAGGTGTCAGAGGTATTTTTATACTGAATCTCAAGCTGATGCGTACCATAATTTAATGAATGGATTTTATGCTAGTACAAGTTTATGGATAGGAGTATTACATTTACCTGTGCCATTAAGAGCTAGTCCAACTTTAACTGTTTCAGGAAGTTGGCAAACTTCAGGAGCTTCTCCTAATACTGCAACTGCATCAGGTTTTGTATCACAAGATAATGCTGTAGCAAATCTTAATTGTGTTCAAATTAGAGCAAATGTATCTATAACTAACGCAGGACAAGGAGCAACATTAAGAAATGATAACGATACTTCTGCAACATTTGAATTATCTTCGGAGTTTTAACTATGGAATATAAATTATATAGAGATGTAGAAAGAGATAAAATTATAGGTGTTTTTAAATATGATGATAATAAAACTTCATACATACCAATGAGTCTAGATAACACAGACTATAAAGAATATTTAGAATGGACTAAAGCAAGTCCTATGAATGTAGCAGAGGAGACAGAATAATGGCTGATATAGTATTAACAGGAA